ACCACCAATCCCATAATTAAACCAAAGAAACCAACGCAACAATAAAATTCAAAGCTTGTCATTTTTATAACCTCACTTTCCAACTGCCTTTGGCAGTTCTATAACCTTGTGCGTCATCATCAAAATATGTCATTAAATTTGCACCAACTTTTGAAGTCCAATATCTAGACTTGTCTGTCCATGTTCCATTTCTTGTGATGTGTTTCTTATCCTTGTTAGAATAGTATGTGATTTTAAATTTAGTGTTTTCTTGCATTTCTACCTTTCTGTTATATATGGGAGTATATATTAATACTCCCATATTGTCAACCCTTAATTTATACTTTCTTCATATTGTTTTCTAGCCAATATCTTCGCCTCTCTTGATTGATTTTTATTCTTCATACCTTTAATCATACTAGCCAAGTTAGTAGGATTATAGATAGTCAAACCTGTTGAGTTAGTTCTAATTAACTCTGCCTCATCAACTTGTATTCCAAGTTCAGTTGCAAGTTCAATACCCTCTGAAAGATATCTATAAGCTTTCAATCCAATCTTTAACTGATCGCATTGTTTCATAATTGTATCAATCCATTTTTGATGATTAACAACTAGATTACCTTTTGCAATTCTCCACCTTTCAAACATTGAATACTCATCTTGGGTACATGCGATTGCTCTTGATCTGCAATAAGATGTTCCAATAACATCAAGATAGTATTGGTCATCAAATGTTTTAGTCATTCCTGTATGATCGCCACCATTATAATTACCACCAACTTTGCCAAGTGCTTTCATACACGCGTCAACATGTTTTGTTTTGTGTGGATTATCTTTGTTTTCATTTTGTTGAGCATAGATATCTGGGTTGCAATCCATAGCTTTTAAATCTTCTCTAAAATATGCAACTGCAAACTTTTTACCTTCCTCATGGTCATACTCACTACCATTTAGATTACCAAACAAACCAAAATCAAAGTGTGATTTTGTTTCTGTTGGTTCGCCCTCATCATCAACACCCTCATTGTGTGCAAAGTAAAAGCATTTATCTTTTGCTACAACATCACAAGGACTTCCATATTTCTTTTTGAAAGTTCTAAGAACAGAAACATCTTCTGGTGGATATGCTCTTTGAACAACTCTCTTTGCAAGATTATGTGCAACACTATATTCAAGATCAACATTTTCCCTTGCTTGAAGAAATGCCTCTTTCTCTTGTGTGTCCTCATTCTCAAAGACATTTTTTATTTTATTAAAGAGTTTATTTCTTAACTCTGTATTCATTCTTATTTTTTGCATTTTTGCCTTTCGTGTTTTGTTAAACATACTCCTAATATATCCTATATTATACATCTTGTCAAATTGTTTTTTTTGAGTGTGCTTTGAATATTATATCCCCGACCTCCCACCCCTATTATATAGGATAATTTAGGATTGTCAAGAAAATAAAAAATATTTATTTTTGTATGTGCCTTATTGTTGCCTTATTTATCCTATATACTCCTAATATGTTTAATCTAACAAAACGAGGCAAAATGGAAAACACAAATCTAGAAATGATTAAAGGGTTAACTGAGGGTAGTACTAGTTTATTAGAATTAGTAAAAATGCAAAAAGAGTATGTTGACCTATTAGAAAAAAGAATTGAAATCTTAGAAAACTTTGTTTTCAAAGATGTAAGAAAAGATTAGAGAATGGTGCCTCATTTGGATATTTATCGCACCTTAAAAACTATAAATATTCTGGGGACTTGCACCTACAAAAGCAAGTAGGATTAGAGTGGTGATGTCTAAACCACCACTCCTGATCCCTGGTTACTATTGCGTTGGTGTAAATATGCATGCTAAAGTACATGACGCCATTAAGGGAGTCCCTAAAATAGTAACCTGGGATCAGTCATTGTTGACTGTGAGAATAAACACTAGAACACGGGTTGACGCTTCGGAGGTGGCCTCTTCTCAGACGGTTGAAAATTAAAGCGACCGACCCCGCGTAGCATAGTGACTGATCATACAACCTGAGGTTGTATGTAGTTTGTTTGTTTTGGGTCAAGGCTCAAGCTTCAAGCAGCAAGCCACAAGCAGCTTGACAATATAAAGTTTATAGTGTATAGGATAATAAAGGAGTAAATTATGAAAGTTAAAGAAGCATTAAAAATTACAGACTCATTCACAAAGACCTCTAAGATGCCTGGCCTATCTTACAGCCTGCCAGCGTGGGCATGTCAAACTGGTTCAAAGCTTAGACTGGTTAAGACTTCACCGTGTTATGGCTGTTATGCATTAAAAGGAAATTATACAAGATACCCTGCAATCAGGGAGGCGCAATATAGAAGGCTGGACGCTATCAACCATCCGCAATGGGTTGAGGCAATGGCAACCAAAATTAAAAACCAAAAATGGTTTAGATGGCATGACGCCGGCGACCTTCAATCAAAAGAGCATATGCAAAAAATTATAGAGATCTGCAAACTTACACCGGATACCAAACACTGGTTGCCCACACAAGAACGTCAGTATCTGCCAGCACCTGAAGAGGTCCCTGAAAATTTAATTATAAGACTTTCAGCTGCTAAGGTAGACGGGACCGCTGGCAACGCCTGGACGCACTCATCAACTGTGGTGACTGATGGCAGCCCCAGCTGCCCGGCTCCTAAGCAGGGCGGCCAGTGTTTAGACTGTCGAGCATGCTGGAATAAAGATATAAAAAATGTTAGTTATGGCAAACACTAAAAAAATTAAAAGAGGAGACTTGCTGCCGTGGTTCCTGGAGGATCACTCGAAGCTGCCGGCCTGGTACTTAAAAGACTGTGAAGAGTTTTTTAAATGGTTAAAGCTGGATCACAAGCAAAGACAAAAATTAAATTAATGACACACGAATTTAAACATCCAAAATATTATAAAGAATTACGAGACGCGGGAAACGAGTTAGCGAAGCGCAACGCTGTTAAAGAAGACCTGACATGTTCAGGCAGCTCACCCGCACGTAATAAATCGGATCAGGCCATTAGCAAAAGACAGCCGACGGGTGAGTCAGAGCGTGCGTCCTGGTCCGGGCCACAAGCCTCAAGCACCAAGCCTCAAGCTCCAAGCGTCAAGCTTTCGAACCAACCTGAGCAAGCATCAAGCGACAAGCGTCAAGCCCCAAGCAGCAAGCTTCAAGCTCCAAGCCACAAGCGTTAAGCTCCCTGATCCTCGATCCATGGAACATGGATATTGGAGAAGTATTAGGGGGTAAAGGACCAAGGGTCTTTACCATGATAAATGTGTTCTGATTGTGGCGTGTGTGAAAGGCAATTTGATGTGGACTAAATCTAATTTTTTTACTTTTCGTTACCTTGAGCTCTACAGTACAAAAGTGCCCAGAAGTATTATAGACCAATAGATCAGGAGTACCAAGTAAGCTACTGTTTTCAATCCGAACAAAGGAAAACTCCGGTAACTTTCTTTTAATTTCTTTGTAAAATTTAGCCTCTGGACCCATGTGGTTATCGAGGTAATTACCCCACGCATTACGCGCCCGGCGTACGCAGATTCCCCGGTAAAACTATGTTAGATCTTTGCTCTGTTTTTAAAACAAGACGGTGAGATTGATGGTTTTTTTGTAACCCAAATATAGTTTGACTGTTCTCTTGTACTTCCATTTTTTTAATTTCATGTAGTTGACCATTCACTTCAACGTAGAGTACAGCATCACTAACAGCATTGCCTTGCATGGTGCCTGCCTTATTACTAGCGGTAAAAGTAGAAAGGAATTCTTGTAGATCTCTTACTCTCATTTTTTATTTTCCGCAACAAGTCTTTCAATTTCTTGTTCTAATTGTTTGATGATGGCAGTCTGTTGAATAATCTTAGCACCCATCTCATCTATAATTTTTTTACTTCCTGACAATAAATTCTGTGTCTTAATCCATTCTGATTCTTTTTGTTTCCATTCCCATATTTCTTTCTGATGTAATTCAATCAACAAAGTTAAATCCAAAGGACCTCTGTCTTCATTTGTTATCTTAGTTTCATTCTCATGACTCATATCTTCCCCATGTTCTTTCTTATGTGTATATGTACGTTTATCTTTCATACCTTGACTTTATAGGACTATTACCTTAAAAAGTCAACATGGGAGTTCCAAAAAGATTAACAGAAATGCAAAAGAGATTTGCCGAGCTATTGGTATTTGGTGGACCAGAAGGACCATTATCTAAATCAGAGGCAGCTGAGATGGCAGGGTATTCTCCGAAGAGAGCACGTGTTGAAGGCAGTGAGTTAACAAACCCAAGACATGCACCACTTGTTGTACAGTACATCGGTAAACTACATGAAGAAAGACTACAAAAACATGAAGTAACTTATGCAAAGCATATCGCAGAATTAGATAGAATCAAACACGCGGCTTTGAAAAAAAGTTCTTTCTCAGCAGCTGTAAACGCTGAAACAAATCGTGGAAAAGCGGCAGGGTTATATATAGACAGAAAGATAATAAAAACAGGTAAACTAGAAGAAATGTCAGAGGAAGAATTAAGAATGAAACGAGCAAAAATACTAGAAGACTACAGCGCTCTGTTGAACATGAAGACTGTTGAAGGTGAGTCACAGGACGTTAATGAATCTTCGTTATCTTCTTCACACAAGAAGTTGGAAAAACCGACCTCTCCGAAAAAGTAATAGACCCATCATCATCTACATCGTAGCCAGCAAAGATCCTTACGGTATCCTCATCCTTACTAAACAACCAACCTTCACTTACAGGTGTTGCTAGTTTCATATTCTTAAACTCACGCTCGCTGCCCCAGCCGCCTTCAGTGATGATGTCAATCCAATCTATACGTACACGCTTGTATGGAAACTTAACCTGTTGCTTTACAGTCTTAGGTTTCTCGTAGCTGTCAATTCTTCTAGATTTTTTTCTGGATTTCATATTTTGTATATGTATCTAAAAAAAATCAGTTTTTCCAGAATTTTGTATCGCGCGCGCATAGGCAAACTGAGATATTGCCATAGGTGACAAAATAATCTGTCACATGACACTTTTTTAAACAACATTTTGGCGTACTTTATTGTTGTATACCAACACTAATAGCTCAAAGTGACAGAATGACATTATTTCTATAGTAGTTTTTATTTTTTTTTTTATTTTTTTTACCATACATATACACTGTCATTATGGTGTGGTATTTGTGCCACAATTGTGGCAAATTTATCACAATACGTTACTATCTGCCTTATTTTTGACATAATATTTCCTCATTATCGCCACTTTGTCCTCTGCTTCAGCAATAATTTGTAACAGTTTGTCAACTTCACCGGTAATATCGATGTGCTCTGGTATTATTATATTATTCTCATTAAACGATTGTATCTTGTATAATGAGTCTTCTATCACAGCTTCATATCTCTTTAGAAGCGTTCTAAACAACATTTCATTCATTTCGTAAAGTCCTCCGCTTTCATTGGTTTGGTTCTCTCTTTCTCGTCATGTATAAGTTCATTATACATGTCAATTCTTT